TATTTGCAGCGTATTGAAAAGATGCTGTCAGGTATGTTGGTCAGGAAGCCAGTAAGACTTGATGATGTATCTGACTTGGTAAGAGAACAGTTGTTTGATGTTGACCTTGAGGGTAATGATCTCAATGTTTGGTTATACAACACAGCAAGACTAGCAATCAGCTTCGGTCATGTTGGAGTTCTTGTTGATGCACCGAAAGAAGGTGACAAGACTAGGCCATATTGGGTGACATATACACCAAAAGATATTCTAGGATTTAGGTCTGAGATCATAGATGGTGTAAGGCAACTCACACAGTTACGTTTATTAGAACAGGTTGTTGAGCCAGATGGAAAGTATGGTGACAAGATCATTAAACAGATCAGAGTATTGGAAAGGGGTAGATATGAAATTCACAGAAAAGATGAAAAGAAAGGTGAATATAAATTATTTGATGAAGGTGAAATGAGCCTTAAAGACAAGATTCCGTTTGCTATTGCTTACTCAAACAGAGTTGGTTACTACGAAAGCCGCAGTCCTTTGTATGACATTGCAGAACTAAACCTCAAGCATTACCAGATACAGTCTGACTTGGATAATATCTTGCATATCAGTTCTGTTCCTATGCTTGCAGTCTTTGGATATCCAAACGCAGATGAGATAACAACAGGCCCTAATGAGGCACTATCATTGCCACCTGAGTCACGCATGGAATATATCAGCCCCTCTGGTGATAGCTATGACAGCCAGTTCACAAGATTGAAAGATATTGCAGAGCAGATTAATACATTGTCACTAGCCGCAGTACTTGGACAGAAGTTGGTAGGAGAAACAGCAGAGGCCAAGAGGATAGATAGATCACAGAATGACAGCACAATGATGGTTATTGCACAGCAGATGCAAGACTTGATTGATAACTGCCTCAAGTTTCATAGCGAATATCTTAATGAACCTAATGCTGGCAGTAGCTTTGTTAATAGAGACTTTGTTTCTGCAAGATTAGAACCACAAGAGATAACATCATTGCTTACATTGTTTACTGCTGGAACCATTACTCAGGAAACCTTGTTGAATCAACTATCTGCTGGTGAGGTGTTGGGTGATGACTTTGACGTAGAGGAAGAGATCGAAGGCACACAGCAGGGAGGTTTGACAGAAGTAGAGCCACCAGAAGAACCTGACCCAGATCCAGAGGAGCAAGAGGAAGAATGATAAATGAGTATTCCAGAGGTATTTTTTAGGGAAACTATTGACTTAAATAGATATAGTAATGCTGTAGCTACAAACTTTCAAACAACATATAACGATATTATTCTTGTCGCAGCAAAAAAACTAAAACAATTAAACATAAGACAGGCAGAAGCTGGGGCAGGGGTTGTTGTAGCACCAGAGACAAGAAAAAGACTAAGAGCTATCATTGCACAGTCAAAGGCAAGCTTGAATACATGGTCAAAAACATCAACAAAGCAGATGATAAGAGAAATAGAAGGTTTGGCTGATGTACAGGCAGGGTTTATAGAAAATGAACTTAAAAAAGTAGTAAAATCAGGAAATATCCCTATCAACTCAGTAGCAGTCAGCCCAAAATATGCAGAATCCTTTGTAACAACAGATCCTACTCAAACAAATATTTTTACCAGCAAAGAATTTACAGAAGATGATTTTAAAAGGTTTGGACAGGGTAAATTTGAACTTACTGCAAGACAAGGTGCAATGCAGACATTACCTAATGGTGTAACAGTCGAGAAAGCATTTAGAGGAATAGCAGAACGTCAGCAAGACTCTTTGGCAAGACATATAAGGCAAGGTGTGTTTAGTGGAGAATCTAGTGCAGAGATAGCAAGACGTATGGTAGGAAAATTGGAGTTTGGACAAAGAGCTTTATCTTCAAGACAAAAAGCTTTGGCTGGTGGTGAGCTTACTAAGCTTGCTAATCATCAGATTAGAACCATTGTCAGAACATCTGTAAACCAAGTACAGAACCAAGCATCACAGGCTGTGTATGCAGCAAACAGTAAGGTCGCACCAAAATATCAATATGTCGCAACGCTTGATAGCAGAACAAGTGCAGTTTGTAGAGATCTTGATGGTAAGACCTTTGCATATAACAGAGGCCCTACGCCACCACAGCATTTTAATTGTCGATCTACTACAGTTCCTGTTGTTGATTATGAAGGACTAAGTAAGAGAAAAGGTTTTGAGGATTTGAAACCTCCACCTTTGGGCAAGGTTGTTACCAGACCAAGTGCAACAGGAAGAGTCCCACAAGACACTACTTATGGTGAGTGGTTATTGAAGCAAGATAAAAAGTTACAGGTCAAGACTTTAGGTAATGAAAAGAAAGTAAATTATTTTAAACGTCTTGCAAAGAAGGAAGGTTCTGGACAGAAGGCAATAAAGAAACTTGTTCGTGATGATGATAGTGAAAGAAGTCTGAAAGATTTACAGAGGATCTATGGTAAGCCTACAAATATCAAGCCAAAGCCCAAGCCTAAAGCGGTTGTAGGAACTGCTAAAGCATCTGACTTTATCAAATCAAAACCACTTAAAAGGCTTACAGAAAAAGAGTTGTTGGCTGATCTTAAGAAGTACAGAGAGCATGAGATAAAAATACAAACAGCAAGAGGTGTAAAAAATCCATATACAGGGCCGATTGATTTTAAAATTCAATCTTTAGAGCAAGGTTTAAGTATAGAAAAAGTAGTTGATAAAGGCTCACCAATGTACAATGATTATCTTTTCTGGAAGCAAGGATTCAATAAAAGACCAGATAGAGTTAAAAATGTTCAAGCTTTAAAAGATAGAAAAGATTTAGTAAAGGGTGCTGATGGAGAAAACCTTATTTTATATCGAGGAGTTTCTGATGACAGATGGAATGATCAGTTTAAGGGTATCGGTAAAGGAGGTGATAACTATTATGCTGGTGAAGGTCTATATGGCAATGGAACATATGCTGCTGCTAGAAACTTTCATGGAACAAAGGCAAGTTTATCAAAAAGTACAAAAAATGCTATTGAAATAGCTGAACATTATACCCAAAGTAATGCCTTTGCACCTAAATTATCAGTTGCTGAAAAGCAAAAAAGAATTACTGCATTTGGATTAAAAAAAGATGCAAACTTTAAAACTTGGAAAAAAGGTTCAAGTACAAAAAATTTAAAGAATGAACACGCATATCCAGACTCTGATTGGTACAAACAAACTTTTGGAAAATGGGAAGATGAAACGATTGCAAGAGCAGAAAAACTAACAGGCTATAAAATTGAGTCAGTAGGAGAAGCTTGCACCATACTAGGTATTGACGGCTATCAAGTGCCTTTGCCTTTAGTAGATAAATTGGTGGAAGGTGGTGCTGAATTAATACACTTTGACGCAGATTACTGGGTGATACTTAACAGATCAGCTATAGTGGTAAGTGATACAGTTAAATTATGATTGATGATCCTTTCTTTTCAAGAGAGCTTGCACAGTTAATGACAACTTTGCACTTGGATATGAAAGAAAGAAGAAAATGCATCGAAGAAGCCTCCAGAGCAAAGGATTTTAAATCTTTTGTGAAAGATATTAATGAGGGCAAAATATCTTTTAATTAATTATTGACAACTTCATAAATTGCGTGTATTCTATTTAATAGATACAAACTTTCGCAATGAACAACTTTTTTACAACATTCTTCAACGAAAAGAATTTAGACTTTCAATACTATTCTGTTGAGTCTGCTAACGGAACAACAAACCTTATTCCTTCTACTGTTGTTATTGATGCAATCAAGCGTACAAAAGGACAAGAGGCAGCAAAGATTAAAGATACATTGATTAAAATTGATTTCTTTAATGGCAATATTCATAATTATTTGCAACACTTAGCTCAAGCACTAGCAAAAGATTTGTAATGCCACTAAAAAAAGGCAAATCACAAAAAACTATCTCTGGCAACATACGTTTGCTGATGAAAGAGGGCAAGACATTAAAACAAGCTCAAGCAATAGCTTTATCAACTGCTAAAAAACGTAAAAAGAAATAATTACTATTGGTACATAGAATACTGCAATAGGTTTTGTTGCGAGAATATAAAATACAGCCGTAGGAAATACGATAGGTACATAAAACACTGCAATAGGATATACAACGAGAACATATAATACAGCTGTAGGTTTTACATCAGGTACATAGAATACCGCTGTTGGTTTAATTTATATAAAGCTAGTTATAGCAACAGTTTTATGTTCTACAAGTGGTTACTATAATACTGCAATAGGAAATACAAGTGGTTACTATAATACTGCTGTAGGAATTACTAATGGTTACTAAAACACTGCTGTTGGTATTACGAGTGGTAATCAAAACACAGCAATAGGAAATACCAAAGGTATTAATAATACAGCAGTAGGATTTGTTAATTAAAAGCTAGTTATATCAATGGTTTTACTTAATACAACTACTGGTCATAATACTTCTATTGGAAATACAACCGGCAACCATAATACTGCTGTTGGTAAAAACTATTGGAAAGAAAAACATTGCAGTTGGCTTATTTACTTGGAAAGAATACAACCGGCAATTGAAACACTGCAATTGGTTAATTTACTTGGAAAGAATACAACCGGCTTAAATAATACTGCTGTTGGTTAAATTACTTTAAATAGAATACAGCCTAAAATTACAGTTATATCAATGGTTTTATAAAAATACAGTCATTGGTTTAATTACTTGCATCAAAAATACAACCGGCATTAAAAACACAGCAGTTGGGTAAATATCTTGAATACAAAAACACAGCAGTAGGTTTTTTGGCTTTTGGTGAAAACACAACAGAAGGAAATACAAGCGGCACACAGAATACAGCAGTTGGATAAATTGCATGGAAGTAAAACACAGCAATCGGTTATTTTACACAAAACGTAGTCATAGCAAGGCTTTTAACTGCTACAAGTGGTGATCATAATACTGCTATTGGTTATACAACGACTAACAAGAATACAGCTATTGGTAAATACTATTGGTAACAAGAATACAGCCGTTGGTAAAAAAGCTTTATTTTAAAAAACAGCTAAGAACGACAAAAGGAAGTAAGATAAAGGCAGCTACTTTTATTTTCATGCCTTCACATTACGGATCAATGAAGCCCAAAGGAACAAAAAAGAAAAAGAAAGGAGGCAAAAAATAATGGGATATATTTTTAAGGTACAGGGCGAAGAAACAAAAAAGCCCAAAGAAACTAAGCCCACTGCTAAAAAGAAAACTAAAAAGTGACTAGAAAACTAAGGCGAGTTCCAAAGGACAAAAAGACAGGTGTTCCTAAAAAATATCTGTCTGGTTCTAAAAACAGGTCTGCGAAAGCGGCTGAAATAAAGCGAACTGCCGAAGCTTATAGAAAAGGAGAGTATATTGATATAAAAGCTGTATCAAAATCACGCACCAAACAAAATGTCACAGGCAAAAAGAAGAAAACCACTAAGCGAAAGCGTTAAGAATAGTCTTAAGAAAAAAGCTGATGGCACAAAGTTTTTTTATGGAGAGCTTGCGGCTGTTTATAGAAAAGGTCAGGGAGCATATTTATCTAGTGGTTCAAGAAATGTTCCTATGGCAGCGTGGGCTATGGGAAGAGTGAACAGCTATATGAGAGGTGATAAAGCAAGAACAGCAGACGCAGCAATCTATTCAAGGTACAACAAAAAAAGATGAAGCTAACTACCAGACAAAAGAACACACTTGCAAAGCACCAGAAGGCTCATGGTCATACAAAGACTCATATGGAATATATGAAACGCAAGATGAGAGAAGGGGTTTCATTTACTGAAGCTCATAGAATGGCTATGAGGAAAAAAGGCAAATGAGTGATCCTAGACTGAAAAGGTTTGGATTGTCTGGTTTTAACAAACCAAAAAGAACCCCATCACACCCAACAAAGTCTCATGTTGTTCTTGCAAAAGAGGGCGATAAAGTTAAATTAATTAGATTTGGTATGCAGGGAGCAAAGACTAAACCGCCAAGAAAGGGAGAA